TCAGTCAAGGGCGACACGGTGCGCGCCGCCACGCAGGCGCTTGCCGCGGCACTTGACCGGATGATCGGCCCCGTGCGCCGCGACATCCGCGTGGTGCATTACGGCGAAAGGGCGGTCTGGCAGCATGGTCAAGATGGGGATTGACAGCTTAGGTCATCCGATCCCATAACTCTTTCCATGATCTGAAACTGCGCCCGGCGATCCGCTGCGGCGCAGTTTCTGTTTCAGCTTCCGTCTTCATCGTTGACCCGAGGTGCCCATGGCCCTGCTGCGCCTGTGCATCGCACCGGGCTGTGATGAGTTGGCGGCGCCCGGCGGCAACCGCTGTGCCGATCACGCTGCCGACTTCAAGGCGCGGCGAGACAGCAGCAAGGCCGCGGCCAAGCTCGGACGCGAAGCGCAGATCGGTGCCGAACTCTATGCGACGCCGGCATGGCGAAAGGCCCGCAAGGCCTGGCTGGCGCGTCATCCGCTGTGCGTGGATTGCGGCGAACTGGGGCTGGTGGTCGCGGCGGTCGAAGTGGACCACATCCGACCCCACCGCGGCGACCGCGCGCTGTTCTGGGACCGGACGAACTGGCAGAGCCTGTGCAAACCCTGCCACAGCCGAAAGACGGCGCGCGAGGTATTCCACCAGCGCATGACTCCGGGGGGTGTCTGAAAACCAACGGTCCCCCCAGGACACCGGCGGGCAAACGGTAAGAAATGCGGGGGGGAAATTGGGGAAAAAAGCCACGGGGTAAAAGCCCTTGTTGGCTGTCTTGCATGATGTACGTGCATAGCTGGGAGGGCTTGAAATGAAAGGACGCAAGCCGAACCTGCCGCCGAACGTCATCCCGATGAAGGGCGACGCGCAGATCCGGAAGCCGGTACCGGAAGCGCCTGAGTTCATGACCGACCAAGCCCGGCGGGTCTGGGAAGAACTGGCCGGCGACCTTGTGGCAAAGGACAGGCTTCAGCCGCTCTATCTCTACCAGTTCGCCAGCTACTGCGAATCCGTCGCCAACTTCATCAACGCGACGGCCGTGCTGGCACTGGAGGGCTATTACTTCACCACCGAGACCCGGAACGGGCGGCAACAGAAGAAGGTCGCGATGTGGGGTGTGCAGCAGGAAGCGATCGCCAGCATGGCCCGGCTGTCCGCCCTCTTCGGACTGTCGCCGGTGGATGAAGCGCGGCTGAAAGGCGGGGCGCAGGGCGATCTGTTCGAAGATGTGCTGCGGCAGCTGCGCGATGGAACCGGCTGACCACCCGGTTTCGCGCTATGCCGCCGATGTGGTGGAAGGCAAGATCGTCGCGGGCGAGCTGGTCAGGTTGGCCTGCGAGCGGCACCTGATGGATCTGGTGACGGGGCGCGACCGGGGGCTTTACTTCGACGGTCAGGCGGCCAGCATGATCTGCCGCTTTGCCGAGATGCTGACCCACACAACCGGCCCGCTGGCAGGCAAGCCCTTGCGGCTGGAGCCGTGGCAAGTGTTTCGCCACGGTTCGGTTTTTGGCTGGAAATGGCGCGAAACCGGCGCGCGGCGGTTCCGTGACACCTATCACCAGGTGGGAAAGAAGAACGGCAAGACCACGGACACCGCGGTTCCGATGATCTTCACCCAGCTGTTCGACGGCGAGGCAGCGCCCGAAGCCTATTGCGCGGCGACTACGCGCGACCAGGCGGGCCTGTTGTTCCGCGGTGTCCGCCGGGTCATCCAGCGGTCGCCGTTCCTCGGCCAGTGGATGGATGTCTGGCGCAACAGCATCGACACTCCGCGCACTGATGGCACGATCAAGTGCCTGTCGCGGGACGGCAATTCGAGCGACGGTATCAACCCGCATTTTCTGGCGCGGGACGAGATGCACCGCTGGACCGATCGGGAACTGGCCGAGACGCTGACGGAGTCGATGATCGCCCGCCGCCAGCCGATCGACTGGGTGATCACGACCGCCGGCCACGACCGCCAGTCGCTTTGCGGCGAACTGCGCGGCTACGCAGAAAGCGTCTTGCGCGGTTCGGTCGAGGATGACGCCTTCTTCGGCTATGTGGCCGAGCCGCCGGCGGACTGTGACCCGCTGGACCCGGCGGCATGGGCCATGGGCAACCCGAACCTGAACGTGTCGAAGCCGCAGCACCGGGTAGCCGAGGCGGCGGAAAAGGCGCAGGCCATCGCCGGGCAGATGCCGAACTTCCGCCGGTTCCACCTGAACCTTTGGACCGAAAGCGCGGAAACCTGGATTGCCCGCGATATCTGGGATGGCGGGTTGCAGGCCGCGCCCTTCGATCTGCGCATGCTGTATGGCCGCAAGGCCTGGGTGGCGCTGGACCTGTCGAACAAGGTGGACACGACCGCCATTGTCATCGCGGTGCCGGTGGACGGGCTGATCTATCTGGTCACCTACGTCTTCCTGCCGTCCGGGCCGAAGGGCTTTGTCGCGCGGGCGCAGAGCGAAAAGCGTGAATACATCGGCTGGCGCGACAAGGGCTGGCTGGAGGTTCATCAGGGCGGGTCGATCGACGAAGCCCAGATCATCGAGCGGCTGGAGTGGATCCGGGGGCGGTTCGATGTGCAGGAGGTCGCCTATGACCCCTGGGGCATGAAGTACATTGCGACCGAACTGGACAAGCGGCGCTTTCCGATGGTCGAGCATCGGCAGGGCATCACGTCCATGTCGGCGCCGATGAAGCGTTTCGAGGAACTGGTGGCGCAGGGACGGCTGCGGCACGGCGGCAATCCGGTGCTGGCCTGGCAGGTGGGCAACGTCCACCGCGACCAGGATGCGGCAGAGAACATCAAACCGAACAAGAAGAAGTCCTCGGGCCGGATCGACGCTGCCGTTGCCGCCATCATGGCGGTCGGCCGGGCGGCGGCCGGGGAAACGAAACGCCGCGAGGCAAGGGAGGTAACGACGGCATGAGCCTGATTGGCCGCATTCTCGGCGTGGGTCACCCGATGCCCGCTGCGCGCATTCCGGCAGCGCAGCGGCGCGAACCGCGCGTCGTTGCCAGTGCCGAAACCTCTGGCACCGCGAAGCCGAACCCCGCGATCTGGGCGATCGACGGGTTCGGCGGGCAAAGCCGGGTGAAATCGCTGCCGGTTGTTACCCCGGTCACGGCGCAGCGCCACGCGACTGTCTATGGATGCTGCAACAACATTGCCGGCGATCTGTCGAAGCTGCCGCTGGAAGTCTGGCAGCGCGATGCCCGGGGGCGCGAAGTGCGGGTAGAAAGCCACCCGGCAAACTATCTGCTGAACGTCGAAGCCTCGGCCGGGGTCGCGGCGATGGTCATGCGTTATGCGCTGATCTATGCCTATACCCTGCGCGGCCGGGCCTATGCCTGGGCGCCGCGCGATGCTGGCGGCGAGCTGATGATGCTGGACCTGGTCAAGGTCGATGGGGTCAGCGAGCTGGAGGCCGGGCGCAAGCGGTTCTACGATTTCGAGGACGGCGACCGCGTCTGGCGACGGGCGCCGACCCGAACGATGGTGCATCTGCGCTACATGGCCGAGGACGGTTGGACGGGTCGCAGCCCGATTCAGGTGGCGGCTGAAAGCATGGGTCTGGCGCTGGCCCGGCAGGAATCCGCGGCGCGGGCGGCATCGGGCGTCCTGATGCAGGGCTATGTGAAGATGGCCGATGTCTATGAGGACGAGGAGGACTATCGGCGCAACGCGCAGCGCATCACCAATGCGCTGCGCAATCCCGACACTGGCATGCCCATCCTGCGCGATACGGATTCGATCGAGAAACTGGACATGAGCGCCGCCGATCAGCAGCTGCTGGAGGCCATGAAGTTCGACCGCGAGCAGATCGCGGCCATGTATCGCATGCCGCCTTCCAAGCTGCAGATGCTGGAGCATGGCGTGAAGGCGAACGGCGAACAGCAGGCCATCGACTATCGCGCCGAATGCCTGTCGCACTGGGGCGGTTTCGTTGAATCGCAGATGGGCATGACGCTGCTGACCGAGGGAGAGCGCCGCGCCGGTCTGGTGCTGCGGCACGACTTCGACGCGCTGATGACCGCCACGACGAAGGAGCGCTACGACGCGCTGCGCCTGGCTGTCGGCGGGCCGTGGATGACCTGGGCAGAAGCCCGCGAAAGTGAAGGACTGCCCGCCCTGACCGAGGGCGAGCGGCCTTATCCACCGCCGAACATGACCGA